AGAGTTGATCCAAGGAAGCATCAAAAATTTCTTACCACCTTTATTAAGTTCTGTTACATCTTTATATATGGTGATATTATTATAGTTTTCTAAAAGAAGTTCTGGGGAATTAATCTTACTAGTATTTTTATAATACGTAGTATGATTACCCAGAATCATGTGTACATCAAGCCCTTCAAGTCTGTCAAAATAATTTGTCTTAATGCGATTAAGAGTATTAAAGTCCACAGACTTTCTGTTATCAAATGTGTCACCCAAATCAAAGACTGTGGTGATACCTTCTCGTTCAAGAGTAGGGAAAAATATTTCATCATAAAATTTTTGAAAGAAGTTCCAGAATGCTAAAGATCCTTTACGACCATCTAGGTGTTGGTCTGTTATAATAGCAATCTTCATTTCTTAGTAGTATTACTTCTTGTTCTATTGATAATAGAGATAAACTTGTCACCAGCAAATGTACCGCCAAGACACACATCAATCTCATCACCATCTAACCAGTTCATATCACCATTCATCTTAGTATGATTCATAGCTTCCTGAATCTGGTCTATAACGTCTTGTGTTAATTTCATATACTGCTCTGGTGTTTGGATATAATTCCCTCATCTTTTTTACTACTGCTAATTGCACTTCAAGGAGATTCATAAGGTTTTATAATAATACGATTGTTTTTATAGTCTGCTTTAAATTCTAATTCAAGGTCATGTTCCCACATGAGTTCCTCATACAATGCATTGAGACGATCCATGTCCTCCCAAAGATTATTGATGTGTTCGGGCAAATGATCATCTTCCATTAGCGGTTCATTTTAATTTCAATGTTTTCTTTGATGCTACCCATATCAGATTTAGATGCATTCATTCCTTGCATGTCACCAGTATATGAATCAGTATGCATTACCTCATCATAACCTGACTTCTCAAGAATCTTATTTTTAATTTCCATCTGCTTCTTCTCTTTTTGAATACGTCTGAGAAAAGCATAGTAAATTATCTGAGTGAAATAAGCAAAAGGATTTGATGATTTCTCTGGGTTAAAATTATCTATGTACTGTAAACAATTTTCTATACCATCACATATCATGTCCTCACGGAACATGTAATTGACAAAGTTTGGTTTGTATGATAAATGTGTAGCAATTTTCAAGAAGCACGAACCAATATAATTAGGTACACGAGGTCGGGGATCACCTGCCTCACGTGCCTTTATGACAGCATTACGATAGACAGTAATCGCTTCTAGAAATTCCTTATTGTTGACATAATATTCTGTCTTCTTTTTCATTCGTGGCATTTCTGTTATCCTCATTGTAGGTGACAATGCTCAAATTGTCAAGGGGGCTTGACAAGGAACGACAAACGCAGTAGACTAACTCTGTCAAGGGTTCAAGGATGAGTCTAGCTTCTTTTATATAGATCTTCTAGAGCTTGTTTTGTTTTATTCACGGAACCTAAGTGTCCCATATCACGAGTAAATTGATGTGGAGTCTGAGCTTCTTTAAACTGAGTTAACTCAAAAGCATGTCTTTGAACAGACTGTGTATAAAAATTTTGAATATTAACATCTTCAACTTCAGTCATAGTAAGAACATGTTTCTTAGGAAGAACAAACATATGATCAAAGGTTGAATGAATCCATTCATTTAAAGCAAAACCAGCGACTCTAATATTTTTCTTTGTTTGATCTATCCTACTAACAGACATAGGACTTTCAAGCACAAGACTATCATCATCTGGCATGTAAGAAACTTTTGATATAAGTTCCTCACCAGTAATAAGTTTAATTGTTGCTATAAAATCTGGTTCCATTATCCTGCCTTTAGATTTATATTAATGACTTCATACTTAAAATTTTCTTCGTTGTATATATTGACTCTTTCGTTTAAATGTTTTATAGTATAGTTCTGTCCACCTATATCATCTGCTATATCATATAGTGTTGCTATATCCTTTCCTTCTCCTCTTCTAAGGACTCTCCCAATTGATTGGAGGTTTCTGATTCTGGATTTTGAGGGACTAGCAAATATGATATTATGGAGACGTTTAATATTAATGCCTGTAGAGAAAGTACCATAAGAGGCCACAATAATTGCATCGTTTTCTTGCTCCGTAATTAATCTAACTTCCTCACGGTCTTCAACCTCCGTGCCACCATGTACAAAGAATACCTTCCGATTTTCTTTAACATTACTATTTATGAGATTGTATAAGGGTTCTCCATGCTTCTCTATATAATTGAACAGCACAAGAGTGTTACCATCTAGATCTCGTACTAAATTTTTGATTAGGTTGTTCCTTCCCCTATGCTCAACCAAGTAATCTATCTCATCATGATATGTTTCAAAATGTTGCGGAGGGTGTTTACAGAGCAGTACTTTGATCCTAAATTTAGACAGGTAACCTGACTTGATGAGGTCGTCAGTTTTCGTTACTTGGTCACATGATCCAAAGAGACCCTCAAGTACCCACTTGTGGGTCTTGGATCCATCAAGTGTACCAGTAAATCCAAACCT